TACATATCCACCAGGTTTCGGCCTAAAGCCTACGGAGAACGATGTCATAACGCCTTCCTTGTATAACTGATAGGCTTCTTTGCCGCGTTCAGTACCAGCAAATTGCGCTTTGAATTTAAGCCCATTAGCATCAGCTTTAACCCAGAGTATCTTGCCAATAGGTGGTTTGGACAAATCATGTGAAAGACACAGCACAGGGTTTTTTCTATAATTCTCTAAATCCCATGCTGAAGCCTCTATCAGTTCACCATCTCTGTCAGGGAGAGGTTTACTTCCCCAGCCGACTACTGCCCGTTCCACGTCGACCGTTTCTGACTTCTCTGCTGTTATATACTTTGTTTCCACTGTGCATTCCCTCCTTAATAGTTTCCCACGAATAACGCTGTTTAGAAGTAAATTACCCTCCTATATTATATGTCTAAAATCAGCTGTTCATTTCTCGTAAATCACAAATTATTTTATATCACCTCCTTTGGCGCGAGAAATGAAATTTTAGACGATCTTAAACTAAACATTATATAGTTCTCATTCACCATAAAGCTCTTTCATTTCAGCTGCCGTTACACCCATTACTCTTAATACCTCAGGATTCCATTCTTCAAACTTTCCATCATCATCCGTATCTTCTGTATCTTTGGTAAAGTCGTACTTAGGTTCTTCCGCATCCCCTAGAAATGCTACTGTAGCTAATCGCTCACTCTTTTCTTTTTTCATTTATCCCACCCCTTATTCCATGTATTCCATATATTAGGTTTGATATAACTCTTTAATGCGGTTACTCCTGTTGGCTCTTCTTTACCAGTAACCTTATTCGTGCGCATATGTCCTAATAATCCACCCACATAAGTAGCTACTTCTTTCTGCTTTAACAAATATTCTTTTCTTGTCTTAGGTGGCTTAATACTTGCCATTTTAGCTTGCGCCCATTTAGTTGCACGCAAGTCCCGAAAGTTATGGGGTGTATATGCCATCTTCTTATTCAGGGATTTCGTATAGTTCAATAAGCCATATTTCCCATTATAAGTAGTATCATATAAATAGCCCTTCACAGGATTAGCTTTTCTATATGCTACATCAGCTACAGTTATCGGATCACTAACATGAATAACATTATGCACACTATCCTTGCCGATAAAATCGAATGTAGCTTTACCGTTCTTAATGGTAACGAATTCAGCCTTCATTGTAGATGCGCCGTGTATGCCAAACTTTACCTGATCTTCATCACCTGCTCTTATACCGGATACCTGTATTAAACGCGCACATGAAGCATTTTCCTTTATATCCAGATCACCGCTTTTCATACCTTTCAGAATAGTATCCGTAAGTCTTGGTTCGTCTATTTCTAATTGACTTATCTTAGCCCACTTCTTATCTTCGTTAGGTGCTTTAAACTTCTTATCTCTTAATTCCATTATACCGCCAGTATTAACACTTCTGGCACGAACTGCTATAGCACCTCTTGCTACAGCACCAGCATTCATATTAACATAAACATCTTCATATGAAGGCGCATGCGCGCTTCCAGTAAGGCCTGATTGTAAATGCGGCGGTAAATCCCTGCCATTATCCAACTTTAATCGCATCTTACCATCTACATCTTCTACTCTGGTAGCATGTTGTAATCCTAACTCTGCTGCTTTCTCCGCATCCCTTCTCATATTAGCCGCTTTCTGTTCTGCTGTGGGTCTTAAACCAGCGCGTTTACCACGGCGTGCTTCCCGCTTAGCACCACCTGTAGAAGTGCTGCCTCCTATCTTACCCGGTCTGCCACCATGTCCATGATTGCCACTATTGGCAGTACCCATCTTAAATAACAGCGATAAGCCCAATTGCTTTTCTTCAAACGATTCTTCCAGCCGATCTATTTCTTCTGCTTGCTTCAATAATTCAGCACGATCCTCTTCCGCAAGCATTGGCAAATAACTATTGACGAATTGAAGGAATGTTTTCATTATTTAAGCTCCTTCATACTACTCTTTACATTCATAGCATTCTCACCCAACTTAATAGAAAAGTGATAATACTTACGCTGCTCTACTCTACTTGTTTTATCACCTCTTGTTAGCATTGCCCTACGCATTCCTTCCAAGGCTCCTATACGTTTGTTGCTATCCAGCCACTTCTTTTTATTCTTAGTAGAAAGCTTTGAGATTGCTCTTTTCTGCTTTACTTTGGGAACATACTGTTCTTTATAATTTTTTATTTCTTTCTTCAAAGCTTTCACTTTATCAGCAGCAGACAATTTACTATAAGCTGATTCATCCAACTTACCTGTAAAAGAGAATCCCATTTCTCTGGCTAAACCTAATCTAGCGGCTGATGGTTTACGTTTACCGGATGCTACTGACCCGCCTCTTTTACCCGGCCTACCACTATGGCCTCTATTTCCAGAAGCAGCTGTTCCCATTTTAAAAAGAAGTTCAAGTCCAATCATGTTCGTTTCCTATTTTTATAAACAGCAACCCAGCTTTTCAAGTATTGCGGATCAACCTCTGGCAATAAAACGCAACGACATCCCACATGTGCTGGTGGCGCTTTAATATCTTTGCTAAACTCTTTTCCTATCTTCACAGCCTTGTTATGTAAAGAAGCACAAAAATTGCATCGCCTCTCATCCACGGCTGTATACCAGCGCACTTTATTCACAACACCGGATTGCTCATATGCAAGTAATCTACTTTCATTACTGGCACGCATTACTTCTGTTCTGGCAATAGTATCTACTCTATTCTTTACTGCATCCTGAAATACTGTAGTCATACGCTGCTTAATCTCTGAAATAGTTTCTCCTAGTTCTAGGCCAGTATCGTATTGAATTAGTAATCGTTTGAATGTAGTTTCCGTTACTTCACTTGCTGCTGTTCGCACCATAGACTGTATAGAAGCAAGCACGTCATCATCCAGCTTGAAATCCCCTATTAGTTCAGTTACCCTGCTTTGCAAAGCTTCCATGCTAATAGTGCCTTCATTATTGACAATGCGCTTGATTAATGGATATATAATATCAGACAGTTCATCTTTCTGACTGTTAATAAATTCTTTTTCTAAGAATGGGAATGATACTGCCTTTCTGAACTTAGTCAAAGCGTTCATAGTCTTACGTTCTTGTGCAATGAAATATGAACGCAGAACTTGTTTCATTCCACGTTCATATTTCAAAGAACGTCTAACCAGCTGTTTCCATTCTTTGCTTTCAGTCTTAGCCTTGATATATTCGTCTGTGACTATGTTTACGATATAGTCAATGCGTTTGATATTCACTTATTTGTTCTCCGCAACAACACATTTTTATTATTACGCAACTTCCAATAACGAAAATAAAAGGATGTCATTAGCTTTACCTGCATTTCCTGCGTTATCTTATCTGTATGCAAACGAGGTGCTAATTTGATAACTGATAAATAGCAGTTGCTACTGTGTATAAGTCCGGCATACTCTGGCACTTTCTTAACGCTGATAAGGTCTTCTGGACAAATATACCAAAAGTAATTGGGGCGAATACATTTTACTCTGTTATCAGTAGTAAGTGTTTCTCGTATGCGTTCAGAATAAACGTTTTCGTTTAAAAGGCAAACACGTTCCCATTCTTTAAGCTTTCTAGCACCATTAAGCAGAATTTCATGTTTTGCAATTTTCTTTTTGGTGTCATTCTTAAAATCTGCTAAAGAAACTTTGATTTCATATTCATGCACAAAACCAGTTTTAGTTACGCTAATGAAATCTGATTCCCAATCATATAAATAAACATTAGGAATCTCGCATTTACGATGTGCATAGTAACGATGAAGGAAATCCTGAATTTCACGCTCCGTCATTTACCCTTGCCTTTCTTAGGTTTATTCTGCTTCAACCTTTTGTCTTTTGGCGTCCCCTTACACGGCTTTCCACCCATTTTATATCACCTACCTTTCTAATGATTTTAAATAGCCAGCACTCATTTCTTTCTTACCTTTGGGCTTCTTATTCTCCTGATACATGGAATAACAAATAGCCACGGCCTGTTCTTTCTTCTTACCCTCATTGATAAGCATTGGTACACATCTGCTCATGTAATCGCTTTCTGATTCTCTTTTCTTAGGTTTGGGCATACAGCCTCCCTATTTATTCTTTTCTCACTCTTTACAATAAGGTTTCTTCTTTGGCATTGGTTTCTTCTTTTTCTTCTTTGCTTCTGCCACTTGATAGCCTACAGATTTACTTTCTTGCTTAATCATAATATCTCCTATGTTGTTAATCTAGCAACAACCCTGTGCATAACTTCATTTATGTAAAGAATGTGAATTCACACTTTTATGAAACTTGTTTATTCGCATCTTTACTCTTGCAGCGTCCTTTAATTCATGTTCCCATATAACTAATGTATCATAGCCATAAGGGGTAAATAAATTTATTCGATCTTGTGGGTCATCGTTCTTATGCCAATAATCACCATACATCTCAATGATCTTCTTTTGCCCATTAACGTTAATAAAGTCAGGACATTTACCCGCAATTATAAATTCCCCATGACCTACAAATTTATATTCCTTTGGATATAAAACATTTATTATCTTTTCCAATACCTTTTCTTGCTTATTTTGTGTAACTTGTCTTGCTTGTATCTGCTTTCTTACAAAATCAGAAGTTTGCCATAAACGTTGCATCTTTCGTCTATTATGGAAAATAAATAACGGTTGTTTTCGTTTCTCCCTTTGATTAGCTATATAATCAGCATCTTGCCACATAGCGAATGATCTAAGGGAATGCTTCTTTTTAGTTTCAGCTGTATGTTTAATTCCTATATGCGAAGCACTCATTTTCTTTTTTGTCTCTTCTGTTATAATTTTTCCTATGCCGCTTTTTGAAATATTTCTACAATGCTCCGCAGTAAATACCAATCCTGTTTTTCCTTTTTTGTTATGCCCCATAACATATGTTCTTTCTGGATTAGCATATTGACTACATCCACAGCCACATAAATGACGTAATACAGGCGGCTTATATTTTCTTCTATTATGCCCACTAATAAAAGTTCTTCCTGGGGTAGTCATTAATCCACAACCGCAAGCGCATACTTGTGAGATTTTTAGTGTAACAATTCCACGACTACTATGTCCAGATAAAAATCTGTTCGCCCGTCCTTTCACAATACCACGTACTGGATTTGTATATGTAGAAACAGCAGTGTAGTTTCCGCAACCACATTGACATTTTTGTCGTAAATTAAGTTTCATTAGATAGTCTCTTCATAACCTTATGTAACACTTCATCTATTAATACTTCGTGTTCTTCCTCAACATCAATCCAGTGTTTTAAAGGCTGTTTATCTTCTGAAGAAATTCCACTAATAGGTTCTTTTGGTAACGCTTCTATTAGTGCAGGGTTAGTTTCTTGGGGACCCGTTCCCCAAGAAACTGGGTCCAGACCGTCTTTTTTCCTTTCTTCGTTCACATCGGAGTACTTAGTATCAAGATGCACACGCAGTTCTTCAAGTCTATAGTTTCTATCAGAAGGCGTAACGTCACCATAGCTAAGAAACAGATTTTCGTCATACATAGGCATAAGGCGTTCATTCAACTTTTCTTCCAACATTACCAGTCTTGGTACAATCGTATCGGTAATATATTGAATACTTCCTACATAAGCATTGGCCATGTTGACATCTTCCGTAGTAAGCTTGCTAACAGGAATTCCCAATATACCAGCAATTTCTTCTTTGCTTGCTCTTCTACCCTGCACAAATCCCATATCCCTAAGAGGTAGATTTAATGGCGTAGCTTTTAATCCCTTATCCAGCAATAGCCATCTACCTAAGCCTTTTCTACCAGCATAAGAATTCCTTAATCTACCCATTAAGGAGTTATGATCCGCTTCTTTGATTGCCTGATCTGTTTGCAGAATAACGTCTGGACGACATTGATTATCTAAAAGTACGTTTTCGTATTCACGAGATTTCATATCAAACTTTATGGAGTCCTGACCAGCAGCAGTAGAACCCATGCCATAAACATTGCTATAAGGTGAAGGAAATGCAAAATGAATAATTTCTTCTTTCTTAAATATAATCTTTTCAGTTTCTTTAGTAAAAGTATAACCAGATATGAATTCTCCTGCTTTAGAACTTTCTGCTATATTAACTCGCATATGTACTGGGGAAATAGGCCATACTTGTTCAGGTAAGCCAAGACTGTTTAATACCAGATACCAATAACAGTTTCCGGTTAATTCCATAAACATAATGGTTTTACTTAATAGATCAAAACGATTCATCTGGGGATTTACTTTGGTTAAAAGGTCTAATACTGGATGTTCTGTGATTTCTACTACTGCATCGGAATCAATAGTAAATTTTCTAAGATGGGCTGAATTCTCCATAAACTTATAAAAAGAATTATCAACTGCACGATGCTTTGAGATAATCTTACTCACATTTCTCTTTTTAGTTGCATAAAGCTTTAAGGGATATTTAGCCACATTAGTAGCATTCTTAAAAACTCCCACATATACCCAGTTTCTATATTGATTCAGTAAACCAATATAGTCATCATGGGCTACTGAACCAGAACCTCTTTCCCATGCTGTAGTAGTGGTATCTAATGGGATATTTCTACTACCAGAAGCTGATTCCGCTTTAGCTTTAGTTATCTCATATCCGAACAGTTTCATTTTTTATTCCCCTTAGAGTATTCCCCATTTTACTATTTTCCTTTTATATAGCCCTTTTTACTGATTAATTCAATTTTACTGCAACTTATCCTTACTTTCCGTATTTGTTTTCAGTAAAGTAATATTTGGTTTTGTTTCAGCTTTTGTACTACCATTGTTTAATTTCAGTATTTCTTCAAATATCTTTACCTTTACTTCCAAGTTATTTATTCTTGGTAATGCTTGCGTTTTTACTATTGATAATGTCCCCACAATTAACAGTAGTAAAGATATAAAAAATACTGTAGCTATTACTCCTGCAATAAACATTGTCATTGTTTTATTCCTTTCTTAGTTATAATATTTGTCTTCAGGGAAATCATCGTCAAAATCATCTATATGATTGTCATTCATGTCTATCATCTTTATATCCGGTAAACCTGCTTGCAGTCCCATAGAATGCGTGTATATTGCATAGCGTATCGCCGCGAGAGCGTGGTCATTAAAAGCTACTGGTTCTTCCAGTGTTCTTTCGTTTCTGTCTTTTTTCCATGAATAACTTCTGATTTCTTTTAATGTGGAATCGGAATCCTCTGTAATGTTTAGCCTATATCTCTTCACATGATCTATGGATTCTTTCACCTTGCCTTTATAACAGGGAACGCACCAGAAGCCTGCCTGATTGATTTCTTCTATTCTATCAGGTTCTGCATTATCAGCATATATCGGATACAGTTCTCTTTCCTTGTAAGGGATTGCTTCTTTCAGCTTTTCAATCAGCTGCGTATTTGTCAATCCCGCTTCATATATCTTTTCTTGTATATAGGCTTCTGTGGAATCTATTTTGACTTTTAATAATGCGGAGGGATTGTTAAAACCAAAGTCTAAACCATAAACAATATCGCCAGCAATAGGGATTTGCTTGTCCGTTATCTTACGCCAGTTGCTAAATATCAGAGCGTCCAGTTTGCCCCATTCGCCTAGACCATAAATGCGCCAGTGATTAGCATCAGTCTTTTGCAGGTTCTCTAAAATCTTTATGTAAGCAGATGATAAGAACGGATTGTCTTTATAGCTGGATATAAGCTCCGTTACGTCAGCATCCTTGTCAATGACTTCCGTCTTTATCCAACAGTTTTCATCTTCAGGGTTAAACAGCAAAAAGATTTGATTGATTATATTTTTAAATGTGGGGGAAGAAAGTCGTGTCTTTGCTACAGTGTAATCCTGATAACCAAACTCCGTAGCTTCTTCCATAATGATAATATTGTATTCCGTACTT